CCGCTAAACAAGCGTGCTCAATCCCCAACTATGGGGGGCACTGGAGGAGCGATCCTCCTACTCGCCTATTTCACCTACCTGTGGTCCTACACAGCGAACTGTGAAGTATTCAGGCATGATCTTGTTAAACTCGGAAAGGGAACTACGGAGGATTAACTCCCTCCGCTTATCCTTTTTCCAAGTCGGACCTGGAACCAGCGTATCAGCACCTAATAGTGGCAAACCATTAGGCCATGCTTTAGTGCAGTACGTAATCCAACCGGACCCGAGGAATACTTCAGGGTTGATAAGTCGTTTATCATCCTTTAAGTATCGCACAGGATAACTTTCACCGTTATCCAGTGCAATCTGTAAGTAGGGCGAAGCGCCCCTCTTACCAGATGTACCAGGGTCACTATACGCAAAAGCGTGAGTACTATCTCTGACGGTATTCAACCGGCAGAAGTACTTTATCTTTTTTGTATAGACAAATTGTAGGAAAATCCATTGATCCGATCTAGACGGCAAATCTAGACCATATCGTGGACTTGACGGTGACAACGCAGCTAGTAACACTGTGTGCCGCCATCGTCGTGGGAATAACCCAGTCAGACGTTGACACGTAAGACGTAAATCAATACGCTTACTTTCAGCGATAATAGCCAATGTGTTTGATATCAAAGTATTTTTGTTAAACCGCAATAAGGCAAGGGGGAAGGGTGTTAACTCTTCCCCGTGGCAGAATAAGGATTTTGCAAATTCCGCGACCCCTCTTGCGATATAAGTTTTCTCTGGAGAATAGTCCATACCTAAATATGAAATAATCTTAAGATACTCACCAGCAACACTGAAACCCCGTATGGCTAGGTCATCACCTAGCACGGAGTATGGTGCTCTTTCAAGTTTATAGTAACCTTGTGCTGCAAAAGACAATCTTACGAGGTAATGATGCGAGATCGCCATTACTGGCCAGCTCGATAATAACCCCATAGGTTGTCCTACTTTGTACCTCACACACTTACGGGTACCTTTGTCTGTATAGACAAAGGTCCGCCTCGTTGTGACCCACCACCATCCAAACGCCTGAAAAGGAGTTAGGATGCGGCAAGCGATGAGCACCCATACTTGGAGAAGTACAGGCATCCGATCAGTTGCGGCCGTTAGATCTATCGATGCTAAAGGGTCATTGACCCTAGACATCTTCTGGATATAACGACGTGATCGATCTTGATCAAAAGTGCCGTCTTGTAAAAGACGCCTCAGTACGAGGTTACACCTTTGATGCACCGTATGTAAAAGACTCTGCGAAAGGATGTCTCCTAACGCAACCACCCTCGTCTTGCCTCCCTTATCACTAATGAAGGCAAGCCTTGAATGGATAGAATCTTTTTCACCTTTAGTGAGCGAATCAATAAAGGCGTCCCTAAGAGCCCTAACTGTTTCCCGCTTGTTAACATACGGGAGAGCTGTGAATAGGGTAACTACTCCTATTAACAGCCAGCTGTTGCTCAGGCTACGTAGATCATTCAAATACTGGGTGTAAGACAGTTCCCCATTGGGACCTGAACTTCCACTTATATGCCATCTGAATGTGGCATTCCAGTTTTGATCTACAAGAGATCTGAATGATTTATTAACATGTTTTAGGTTCCTTAAATACTTAAATTTGAGGAGACCTGTCAGCCTACCTTTGAATCTACTTGTTATCGTAGATACGTCTACATCAGGTACCGTCTTAAAGAGACGGAAAGATGAGAAGACGCTGACCCAGTACACTTTACTACGTGTAGAAATACAACGTAGTAACGCCTTATCAATTAGGCGTTTGTACCGGTTACTCAAAGAAACTGATTCCAAAGGAGTCCCCATCAATTGTCTAACGAAATAGTT